CCAGTCGTTTATAGTATATAAGTTCGCCACCGCGCCATTGATGAAACGACAATTATGGGTTCTTCCTAGGTGAACATATTGAATTCGGCAAGGATAGTTGGCGATGTTGTTCCCATCAACTGTAACGTGATAGATAGATGTGCTACGTCTTATAGAGTCAGTTTCGTAGTACATGTTGACAACTGCCTCTCCAGTGAACCCACTCCCCGCAATAATGAATGACTTCTCAACGCCATCCCCGAATAGGTCAACAGTGCCTATTGTTAAATCAACTGGTGACTTAACATAGTAAGTTCCTGCAGGGACAAACAGCCTCTTTCCTGCCGATAAAGCAACTGCTGCAGCAGCATTAAAGCTAGCTGAGTTATCTGCCGCTGGATCACCAGTAATGGGGAAAAATTGAGCAACAGAAATATAATCTGCTACCGTCACTTCGTACCATGGCAAAGCAGGAGATGACGGAAGAGTGCCACTACCACCAGTGTAGATTTTATTATTATACCACCACCAGTTATCAACATTAGATAACGCCCCCTCCCGCCATACACCGCCTAACGAGAAATCAAGGCCATATGCGGTGGCTACTTGACTTAACGATAATTTTGCTCCATCTGAGGCAGCCAACTGAATAAGAACATCAGAAGCAGAACCTGAAGGAGGCAAAACCACTAAAGGATTGCCGATACTATCAAATGCAACCATCTTATTAGCTCTGGTTTCAGCATCAGGCAAGGATATAATAACTTCTGGAACTCGCAGCGTGCGGATTAAGTTGCTGTTTGCGAGCGTATCGACATAATTTTTGGTGGCGGCATCCTGCGGGTTGCAGGGATCGCGCAAATTGCGGATGCAGTTGTTCAGCGCGTCGTACCAGTTCGCAATGCTTGATGGTTTACGCAGAGCTAAGCGAAAAACGCTATATGCCCGCTGTATAAGCATAGTGAGCTTATCAAAAGCATCCTCATGCACTTCAGCAAAGAACTTACCTTGATTGCGCAGATCGGTTTCCTGCGTAACTGGTAGCTCTCGAGATATAGAAATATGATGACCGCTGGCCAATGCCTTCGACAAAATTACATTGCCACCGTTGTATCCACCAGCCCCAGTGACAGTGTAATCAGTATCAAGAGCCAGCACAGCGATATTTTCATCAAGGTCAACCACCTGAACAACCAGGTCGGATTTTTTGAAAATGCGGAAGGTATACGGAAACGATGTCGTAACGCCATTGCCTGTGTATTCGTTGTGGTCAACTTCGGTTGAGACCGTCATGTTAAATCTCCAGATAGTCGCAGCACCCGTTGCGCCGCATATCTGGTTATTCTATTACCTGAAAAACCACATATGGATAGAAAGACTGTAAATACGAATAGATATTACCTTTCGGGTAATTTACAAAACGTGCTGGATAGCAAACAAATTATTTGATACTGTATAAATATACAGTTATTGCATGGAGAAGATAAGATGCAGCAGTATCACTATCCACTGGAAGACGGATTTACCGAAAGGATTCACACGCCGGGAGGCGTCAGATCACTGGTGGAGGGATCGCACTTGATGAAATTACTCCGGGATCTCGATAAGGATGGATTTAATGTCGATGGCCCACTTGCCGAACTGACTGCACTGATTAACTACGTCACCAGCTCACAGATGTCTATGCGGGATCTGCAAACACATCTCGACTATTGTGCCGAACAATTACGAAAACAAACCAGATAAGATTTGAAATTACCAAGATGAGTGCTTATATTTACCTTTGCGGTAAATTTACATCGCACTCCTCTTGTGCCATAGTAATCGGGCACTGGCAAAATCCAGTGCCGGGATTGGCGTCCCGAGTTACTAAGTGGCGCATACCACGCCAGACGTGGTTTTTTTATGCGTTAAGCACAGCCATATCCGAATTATGGTGGGCTGGGCAGGGGTCCGAAAGGACGCCGGTACCACTTAGGCCGGTACGCCAACCTTGTCCAGTTCACCACCAGTAATTGGCGTTGCGGTGGTGATTAAAATCACTAAGTGGAGATAACCACCATGGCTAATGCTCAAACTGCCATCTTCAAATTTGAATCTGTTAACCCTATCCGTTCCATCATTATCGATGGCCAACCATGGTTTGTAGCCCAAGACGTTTGTAGTGCGCTGCGTATCCAAAACGTCACCCAATCACTTGAAAAACTGGATGATGATGAAAGGTCTATGTTCAACATAGGGCATGAACATCGTGCAATTTTTGATAGCCGAGTAAAAGAGATCAACATCATCTCCGAGTCAGGCCTCTACACACTGATCCTCCGCTGCCGCGATGCGGTGACACCAGGCACTATCCCCTACCGCTTTCGTAAATGGGTTACAGGTGAGGTTCTTCCTCAGATCCGCCGCACCGGAAGTTACATTAAAAACTCGCTCCCGCAGGAAGAACGCATAAAGATGGTTGCCGACCAGGTAGCCAACGCCACAGCATCAGCAGTGATGCAGGCAATGAAGATAGAGAACAAAACCTACAGTGCCCCACTGAAGCCAGGCTACCGTAGCCTGATTCATTCGCCGTCTGGTGTTCTCGGCCTGACGGAGAGCTCACTGCTGATGAATCTGCTAAACCAGTTACAGGAAGACGGGCACGACGTATCGGGCGCGGCGGCGGAACTGACCACCATGTTCTGCTACATCGTCGGTGTGAGCAAATGCCTGCGTGATATCCAGACGCACGCGGAGTACATCAACGACAAGGCAGGGTTCTTCTGACGGGCGGCGGCACAGGGATGTGCCTTTAAATAATTCTGTACAGATTGCAGACTGGGGGTGAATAGCGTACTATTACCTCAAGGGTAAGAAAGCATTTTTAATCTTCCCTTCAAAACGCGTCCTGTAGCCAAACATGGGAGGACGAAATGAGAACAAATACAACAAGAAAAGCGATGCCATACATTATCCCAGAAGCAGATTTCGATAGAAAACTGAACATGTCTGAGAAGAACACTAGTCACACCGAAAGCTACTTAGCGAAAGGTGTGGTTGATTTCGTTCTTCCGGGATTCACAACACCTTATGGTTATCGCCTTGTAAAATCTTGTAATGGCGATCATTACAGAATGATTACTACCAGCGATACTCCAGAAACGGTGTATGCGGTTAAGTTAATCTTTCGGGAAGATATCGTCGAAGCCAAAAGAACATGTACGCAGATCATGGTATGGCGTACGCCTAATGTTATTCATGACCGTGCTGTTCATGGTTTGCCTCAGATTTTTTTTCAGTTCTTCCTAGAGCAATATGCGATTGTTGTATCTGATGAGCAACAAACAATCGATGGGAGAAGATTCTGGGAAAGAATGATTTCTTGGGCTATAAACACCCCGGGATATAATGTATACGTTTCAGATGGCTCTGAAGAAGATAGACCTCTTAGCTTCATGACATCATGGGATGATTTCTATAGCCAGTGGGCTGATTTCTGTTGGGGCAGTGATAAAGATGTGCATACCCACAGACTACTGGTTATAAGCAAAGATAAACTGCATTAATAGAAGCCCGCAGCGCGGGCTTTTTTGTGGACGAAACAAAAGTCAGTGCTACACTCATTGACGCCACATTGAGGTGGCTTATAGATGGAAATTTCACAATGAAAAAAGCATTTGCTGCACTGTTCGTTTTGTTGTCTCTGGTAGCTTCAACTCAGGCCTTTGCCGGTCGTTGTCAGCACGACAGCGATACTGCCGCTGACGGCTCCCGCTGCGGTGGGCGTTCTGCGGATTCCCGCCCTGGCGGCGGTGGTATTCGTTAAAAACAAGGCCGCGAAAGCGGCCTGTGACATGTCACGCTCACGTTATGACAAGCCTATGTACCCTGCTACACCAGATAATATCAAAATAACTGCAACAGCAAATTCGCCATCGTCAATGATACATTACGGTTCATAACGCCAAGTGCAACAAGCGCAAACACAACAAGAATAAAAGCAATCATTTCTCATCCTTATTGCGGAGTGACATCCTGAGGTCGCCACCAGTATGTCTGATTAAACTCTTTCTTCGAACGTTGCTCCATTTTACGCAAATAGCCTGGTGAAAAATACTCCTGCATCTGGTTAAAGATCATATGATCGAGAGCCGCCTTTAAGTACCAGAGATTCGCACCTGGCATCAAACCTTTCCCCAGCTTCACCAGATCACCACCAGTCTGCTCACTCTTCCCTTCCACAGCATTTAACGGTATGCCCTGAGCAATCTTCACTACGTCATCAACCAGACCAGCTACCGGGCCAAGCATCGACGCCAGCGCGCCGCTTCCGTACCTAGTGTGATCTGACAATAAAAAGTCACCGTAAAGGCCAAGACCACCACCTTTCAGTAGAGCACCAAGCCAGAATTTTGCGGCATCTTCTCCTGTCATCTCTCGAGGATTACGACCAGACGCAAGGTCGTTAAGTTGCTGCGACAAAGCGCCAAGAATGGTCGTACTGACAATAAACGTCGCAATATATGCCGCACGACCACCAGCAGACGGCATACCCATAGCGCGTGACCAGTGACGCATAACAACCGAGATAGGGAACGATTTAAACAGGAAAACACTTCTCGTTAATTCACCTTTCCATGTTCCACGCTGAATACCAGAACCGGTTATCAGCTGCTCACGTGCTCCAGGTGTAATAACAGCCATATCAACTTCTTCAGTTACGGCACCGAGCAGTTTACGCATTGCCTCAAATTTCACGCGTTCAGGCTCACCAAGATGTTTAACTGCTGAATCAGGGATACGCATAATGCTTTCCGGTGTCAGCATCGTATTATTGCCGTTCCCCCAGTCCTCCTGTTGCGCCAGCTTCCATACGCTCCAGTCTGTGTCAGTAATCCCTTTGCTTTTCAGGATGCGAAAATCAGAATCATCGAGGCTACGAAGGTCTGGTGTCCGTGACACTACTTCTCCCAGGCTTCCCATCATGGTTACGCCATAGGCGCGCTTGTGCGCATCTGACCATGCTGTAAGCCCACTGGCACGCATTACCGCCGTTGCCGCCCAACGAGACACTGACGGCCCCATATTATCCATCGCCCAGCGGTTAACGCTGCCAAGTAGAGATTCCATCGCCAGACCAGCGCGGCGCGCCCGCGCAAGTTCTGTACGGTTCGTTGGGTCCATAGCTTCAAGCTGGTTGCGGAATAACTGGTTCATTGGAAGGTTGGTCACCTTCGCAGACAGATACATGGTCCCAAGATCAGAGAACGATGACAGCAACGCGGAACCGAGTCTGCTGGCAACCAGCCAGTTGCGGATATTGTCAGACCATCGCGCGATGTGCGGATTCGCTACAGGCTGTGTCTTTCCGGAAATAAAGTTGTACAGATTCTCTGTGTTGTTCGCCAGCCGCTCGACTTTACCGGTTTTACTCGGGTTAGCTGTTGCCGTTTCTGCCTTCACCTGATCAAGAAGAGAGCGGAAAACATGATCGGGGTTTGGACCATATGTTTCCACCAGAGCAATATCTTTACTGATACCTTCCAGGTGACCGACCATGATTTCCCATAGAGAGCGATCGCCATAAAGTTGTTGATATTGGAGATAGGAATCTGCATCTTTGAAATGTATCTGTCGTGATGCATTACCACGGTTAGCACGTGCGCCGGAAATTCGCATTCCGGTATCAGTAAGCTTATTCAGCCCACCAGTAGCGATCGTGTTATAAGCCTCTCCAAGAAATGCAGACAACTCGGCATCGTTCATCAGTTGTCCATCGGCTCGGGTATAATATTTGCGATCCAGCTTACCTATAACATCGCTAACCCACTTATCCTTTGATACCGCCCCAACCTTTTCCATAGAATGATGTTGAGGGATCCCCCAGTTTTCGAGATAGCCAATGTCCCCACCAGCATCATTAAACCGGCGGCGAAGTAGATCTGTCACTTCTCTCCACGCCTTAGCACCTTTTCTTGCTTTAGCATTGCCAGTATTTTGCCCTCGCATTTCATATACCAGGTCACGCACGCCCGCTTCATCTTCAAACAGGCCAAAAAAGCGAGGATCAACTGCTTCAAATGCCTCCTGCAATTGACTCAATGCATAATCACGAGTGGCTTTTGTTCTGGATTCAACAGAGAGGAAATTCGATTTACCGTCTGCATTAAAAGCAATAGTACGGTTAAGAGCGCCAAGTTTCCCATCAGCCCCTTGATAGCTATTGATAAATTTATCCAATCTCTGACGTGCGGCTATAGCGAGGGCCACACGACGTTTCTTTAATGCCGCTTCTCGCTGTAATTCTTCAGATGCCAATTGTGCTGCACGATACAACCGTTCTGATTCGGAAAGTTGTCGCCACGACATCGGGTCATCACGAGCAATGGAGCGCATATTTCGATAAATGCGGTCTTCAATGTTCTGTATTTCTCGCGCCGTTAACGCGCGCTGCGCCACCTGCTGGACCGCTTGTATACATTCCTGTCTCATTTAATTTAACCTCTCAAGAAACACGCCACAGCAACATCAAACAGGCTGGAATCCTGTATTGCCTGCTCACTTTCCCTGTTCGCTTCATCCAGTACTTCACGCGCACTGCGCGATTGTGGATTACCATCATCATCCAGCACGGTGATTATCATGTCCGGAGATTCAAGCAGCGAGTCTTCAGCTATACGCAGATCAATATCTCCTGCCGGATCTGCCATCATTTTTTGTTCTGTCTGTTGCAATATCTTACCGGGCTCAAAAGGAGCTACTTCGTCTGGCGTCCTGACCTCTGCTGTTTTATAGAATGAAACAGCCTGAGCATTAAGTTCACTTTCTGCCTGCTGTCGCCGTGCCAGTTCTGCTCGAGCTTCAAAAAACTGACCTCCAGGCTCGTGCGGCGCCAACGCGTTACGGGAAAATTCCAGGCGTTCTTGTGCCTGCCGGATTCGTTGGTCAATATCGCGAATTCTGGCCTGTTTATCTGATCGAGCACGAGACAAAGCTTTACCGCTACCAGTTGGCTCTTCTGCAAGAATTTGTGCGCGCTGTTCAGTGAGATTGTCGATAATTCGTTGGCTATTAGCGATTTCAGACTGGTAAACCTGTCTATCGCCACGCGGCAAAAGCTGCGCAGCCTGTTCTTCAAGCAACCGATTTTCGATAGCGCGCGCCGTTACTCCATCATCTACAGATGACAGAGCCTCATTAACTGCCTGAGACAGCAGATTCTTGCGCCCAGGAATTTCACTGAAAGATGCAGACTCAACAATGCTGGCAACGTCTACAGGTCTCCCTTGGCTAACATCAGACATAGCTTTTCGCAGAGCCTGAATGTGAGAATTGCGCGAAAGCACATTGATCGGCACGCCGGGAGCAATATCAATTTCAGCATGATGAGCGGCATTCGCCGCCAGTGCAGCATCGATATCAACTGGTGAAAAGTTTGGTGCGTTTGTAGACTCGCCGCGAGAGTTAATAAATCTGCCGACACCACCAAAAGCCACCCCAAGAACAGCATCAATAGCAATTGCCTGTCGATCCAACACATCATACTGGTTAGCCATTTCGCTATAGCCACCATCACGAAGCGTTTTTGCAGTAAGCCCGCGCTGTGCCATACCGAACGCAATATTTGTACCTGCGGCATAGGCAATATCTGGCGTTGCACGTACTGCTGTTGCCGCGGCGCGTCGCACTGAACTTTCACCCGTCCGCGCAAGCTGAGCCGCCACACCTTCCGCTAGCGCACCACCAGCACGTAACCCGAGACTCATAGGGATCAGTGTTCCGGCACCAGCAGTAATACCCTGCACTAATCCCGCTTCCTGCGCCGTCCTGAAATCAACCCCCTGCGCTGTCAGTCGTTCAAACTCAGAAAAACCCTGTAGCGAAGTTACCGCCGCAGCACCTCCGACCGGACCACCGAGCGTTGTACCGACAACAGCCTGCCCGCCCATATCGAACAACCCATAAAGAACCTGCCCGGCGGTTCCGGTTGTCGCGGCATCAGGCGTCAGCCGCTTAACCTGCTGCTCTGCTAGTTTTCTCTGCTCGGCAATGTATGAAACTGAAGTGTCATTGAGCGAGGTGTTTTCGTTAACAAACTGAGCAATCGGGGATACGATTTTATCCATCCCTGCCCATAGCAACTGATCTGGCTTTGCCACCAGCCCGGAGTACAAACCAGACAATGCCGCTCCTACAGCATTGTCGAAAAAACCAACATCGCTGTTAAAGCCAGCTGGATTTGATGCTGCTTCGTCAAGCTGCTGATTCTGGTTTACTGGATTAAGGCCAAAGTAACTCATTGCGGAATATCTCCGGAGAATCTCTGACGCTTCTGTGTCAGATCAAGAACAACAGGAGAACCATCATCCTTCAGCAGATATCCAGTCCCAAGTTTTACTAGGTACTGACTATCGCCGTAACTTTGCAAACCATACTGACCAGGCGGTGTTTTTATCCCTGTGCCGACAACTTGTTCATTCCAAGCCTGATTAACCTGCTTATCGAATTGCTCTGCAGACATTCCCCACGGCAAAAGAACATTCCCCATTCCGTTATAGTCATGCACGCCACCTGTAGCTACGTTAACAGCCTGTTTCCAGATATCATTGTCAATTTCGCCTGATACCACGCCTTTTTTCGCCATCACACCAGCGTAATAGTCCTTTGCGATCTCGTATGCCATTGATGCCCCCTGAGCATCACCAGCAAATGCATCCTTCACCATGTCAGAAAACTCAAGGCGAAGATCAGCATCTTTAGGCATCGGAATACCTTTCGAATCATCAGTACCTTTACGAGCCGCCGCGCCAGCAAGAATTGTCTGCGCAGCGGTTTCAGGAGACACGGAAACATCCGGATTAAACCAGTTTTTTTCTGCCAAAATACCACCAGGCTTATCCATCAGTATCCCGGCAACGGCAGCAGATGGAGCGTTGGCACTGATCTGCTGTAGTGCTGACATATACACCTGCCCACCGCCAGTGCTTTGCCTGATGGTATCGAGATATGCTGCCTGTTGGGAAACGGGCGCATCACGAAAGAAAACACCGATCTGATTGGCCTCGTCTTTGGAAAAGAACGTCAGTGGAGTGCCATATGACTTGGCAAGGTCACTGACCTGAGCGGCACGCAAGGCAACGCTCTGTCCAAAGTTATCCTTATTGCTCATGTCGATAGGCTTAGCCTGTCCGGCGGCAAGAGAGAACTGCACAGGATCCGATTGCCGCTGCTTTATCACCTGATTTGCAGCCGAAACAACGTTGTCATAAAGAGCTGCGCGTGCCGCATACCCCTCCCCTGTCTCACCAGTATCCGGGCGTAATTGCTCAACATATGCTGTAATGCTGCTTGTCGGCATGTTGCGGAAAGAACCTATATACTGTCCGGCGATCTGCGTATTCTTAAACTCGGTATATCGCAGGTTTCCTTCTCTGACACCATAAGCTGCAATAAAATCATCCTCACCAGGTGGGTTAGGAAATTCAACGCCACGCATATACGCAGCTGTCGCATCGCGAACCTGGCTGTCAATCATCGTTTTATATTCAGCCTGCTGCTGCCGACGCAGTTGATCCGCCTGTCGCATAAAACTTGCCTGCGCCTCAGGAGATGCCGCATCGAATGCTGCATTACCGGTATAGCGTTTGGTGTTGGTTGGAATTGTTGATAAACCAAGTGCTGCACTGACACCAGCAGTTAACTGCTGATCACTGTATGGCTGGCTACCGTTCTCATGATGGATAATGGCTGCACAAAGCGCCTTCAGGGTATCAGGATTAGATGCATCGAGAGGCTCATCAGCAGAAACGCCAAGTTGTTCGCACACTGCTTTGATATACGACATAGTGTCATTTTTATCAGTAGGCGGTGCCCAGCGATTAATTATCTCACTGACGGTATCAATACCCTGCCTCTGATACGACATCAGGTTCCGCCCTAATGCACGAATCCCGTGTTCAGGTGTTTCGAATTTCGCAAATCGACCATCATCACCGGTCTGGCCTACCCACGGATTAGTTTTGCTGTATTCGAGATTTCCTGGGTTATTGTTGCGTATGCCACGGGCACGCTCGGAAGAGTCACTATCTGCTACAGCACGGCGAGCTCCAGCAGCAGTATCACTTAACTCGCCATTACTTTGGATGAATGCGGTCGCATTGTTTGCCGACCACTGGGACAATGCGGCATCAGCAACCTTCTCTTTAAACTCGATTTTCTTGGCCTGTATTTGCTCGTCGCTCCAGCCATGCGCAATGCCGTAATCCTCAATTTGCTGGAAAGTTTGCTTATTAGCCAATACGTATGCGGCGTTGTCGCCATACAATGCTGCGGCATTTTTACCATTGTTCAGCAGCGTCGCCTGAAACTGGCCTTCTTCGTAGGCATTTATTTGCCCTATCTCGTGCCGCCCAGCCTGCGTAGTGAACTGAATACGCTGCTGCTGCGCCTGCTGCATGAAAGCATTACGAGCCTGTTCATCCGGCAGCGACATAGCCAGTTGTTCGATCTGAGCATCAAACTGCTGCGTATACTCCTGACCTTTTCCAATAGCATTTTTCCCTTTCAGGTTAAGCAAACCTGTTTCAGGGTTATTCAACAGATCGCTGCTTATCTGACTGAGGTTAAGAGATGCCTCCTGAGCCAGAGCGATATTGGCACGCTGTTTTGCCTGACCAAAAACATCAATTGCCTCTGCCCCTGCCCGAACAAAAGCATCACCAATACCTGGCTGAGAAAACGTCTGCAAGCCTGCTGACTGAACTCCACGGCTCTCAACCTGACGTCCGGATACTGTTGGTACGACTGGCATTATAATCCTCCGGGTAATCTGGTTCCTGCTGCTGCCCCGATTGGTGCAGGAGTGCTTTGAGTAAACGGACTCCACGTCCCACCAAACATCTGGTACGCACCGTATGCCTTCAGAGGCGCAGTGAGCAATGTTGTTGCTGCTCCCACATTCCCCTGTTTACGGGCTGAACTGGCTTCTGCTTTATAGTTGGCAGCCTGAACCTGATAACCGTAAGCCTCGCGTTGCGCGTTATTCACCGTCGTCAGAGAATCAAGAGCGCCAAACTGGGCAGTGTCGCCAAATATATCCAGCGCGTTACCTGTAGATAAATCAGCGCCGGTAGCCCCCATTGTCGCCGCCTGTGTACCAAGCCGCTGTCGGGTCTCTCTGCGCCGTTGCTCAGCTTCAGCGTTACCTCTGTTTATTGCATCATTTGCCTGAGCTGTGGCTATATCTGCGTTCGCTTCTGCAACCTTCGAGGCATACTTTCCCTGTTGGTACTGGGTGTATGCCTGAATGCCACTCATGGCGAGCATTGCGCCACCAGCAATAACCGGATCGCACATTATTTTCTCTCCATGTGAAATCTGTGGAAATTAAGACCAAGAGCACCATAAGGCGCGGCTTCTTCAAGCCTGAATCCAAGCCAGTGCAGCCATGCTTTGGCAACATGGTTTCGCTCGTCGACATAGTTTTCCAGGCGCGGATAAACTGCCAGCATCTGCTGCAATACAAGGCGGCAGTGGCGAAGAAATGTCTTCTGATATTTTTCGATACGGCTGGTTCCGACCAGCCAGGGCGTACCATTGCCACCGATCATTGACGCCGGAGATACGCCAAACATGGTTACCGGTTCTCCGTTCGCAAATCCTGACCAGGCCATAGTCGCAGTACGCAGACCAACACGCAGCGCATCTTCGGTAGTCATCAGTGATACCGCATACAGTTCGTCAATATCAGCCTGACGAACATCCGGCAAAATCATCTGAAGATGCTCTTCGGTAGCGGGAATAATTCGAACATCGATCATCAGAATCCCCCAACAGTAAGGCGAGGAATAACGGCAAGAACAGACAGCGGCAACGGGTCAAGCTGACGGATTCTTACACGTCCGTTTTTGCCCCAGTTACTGTCCAGTTTCACTTCTACTTTTCCGGTAGCGTCATCAACAGGATCATCGTAGAACTCGAATTCACGCTGTGGATATTCGTACCATTTACCGCCTGGCGTAGTCGCCCAGATGCCGCGGCTGGCATTCACAACCAGAGTAACGGACGGGATCACCTGTTTTTTGTCCAGCAGCGTTTCCTGTCCGTTAATGTTGATATCCAGTGTTTCGAATTCAGCAGTTATTGGCAGGCCGATGTGCACTACAGCCCCAGGTGATTCCAGCGTGACGGCACCTCCGGAAACCACTTTCTGTGGCTCCACATTAGCATCAGAGAGAATGTTTACGGTCTGTCCTTCAAGATGAGACAGGCCTCCAAATGTCCGGCGCGCCATTTGCCAGTTCGTGGTGCCCACATCCCTGAGGGATGTCGGGACGTTCCTGTTAGCACGAACCACTACAGCAGTAGTGCTGGTTACAGAAATAATGTCGCAACGTAATTTTTTTGACACTTCATCGCCGGTATAAGGGAACTGTAGTTGCGCACCAACATCACTACTGGTGAAGTACGCACCACCAGAAACACTGATTGTATATTCCGCGCGGTAATCCCATTCGCCAGAACCACCAGTGATTGTCATCGTTCTGTCAGACGTATTTCTTCCATCATAGCTAAGGCCAGAATCAACAAAGAAAGCATCTTCATCGCTGGTAAATAAACGGCTGGACAGTCTCTCGATGTATCTCACTGTTTGCCCGTTAACGGTTCGGTTAACGACGAAATACACCGCATCTTCATTGCCTTCGCTGATACTGCATGTGCTTTCATATTTTCCGGTACTGGATTGTGGTGCCCATGCAAAAACCTGCTGATCACGCAAGTAGGTCATCACCAGTAATTTACCATCATCACGAATGCAGAAGGCGCTGGAGTAAGGGACAATCGAGAAGCACCAGTCAACAATGCTGTGCTTCTGAAAAAGATGATTGGCAAGGATAGTAAGGTCGTTCCCCTGATATCCGTCAACATCGAATGAGTAGGCCAGATCGCGTACAACACTGCCTTTCTCCTGGACGAACAGAGCAATATTCGCCACGGCAATTGGTGGGACATTGCTCGAGCCATTTGATCCCTGAGAGCTGAATGCAAATGATGATGGGGTTAACACTTTGTTCTGGTCGCCGGTGATGACGTACTCACCTCCAGAAGTCAGTGCCACCAGCGAACCGACATCAATCAGGTGGCGGATCTCATTAACCTGACGCCCGGCATAGGTGTAGATAATTCTGTCGTCATCCTGCGTAGGATTGCTTTTGCCAAAATCCTTATAATCCCCGGTACGGCTGGCCCAGATAGTCTGAGGGAACGCAGTCGATGCGGCGAAGTAAAGACGTTGTTGATAATAAACAACAGTGCCAGGATAACCATTAACACTGTTCCAGGCATATTTAGCCCATTTATAGCTGGCATTATCCTCGCCAACTACCTGCGAAGGGATATAGGAAATCACCTCAGCAGTTGCAGTAGTGCCATTTACAGCAGTTATACGGGCAATGCCAAAACCACTGTGCAGATACTCCCACTCAATGCCAGTATCATCATCACCGGAGCCGCCCCAGCCATCCCATGATGTGCCTTCTGTATGCGAAGGGCGCAAAGTGCCTGTTTTGCCTGCTGTAACGGCGCGATAGTAGTTACTGTCTGCACGGCGAATATCGCCAATCGACGTACTCTTACTGGTTTCCCATACCGGTACTGAATCCACTGCTGGCTGTTCCAGATAGAACAATTTGCCTACCTGCTCCGCGCCAAAAATAGAGGCGCTTGCCGTTAACGTAATTGTCCCGGTGCTGGCGCTGGCATAAACCGTCACTGACTCGTCAATATTGATATCTTCAAATGGCCCGTTCTTCGTTACCACATCAACCAGTTGCCAGTTGTCATGCGCATAGCGGCGCAACTCTTTCGGCGGGTATGCCGGATGAACCAGCGTAAGCACGTCTGCGCTTTGCGTGAATTTAATTCTGAACAGATCGGCTTCAGTATATGGCGTGGCAATTTCATAAATAACATTGCTGCTGTTCAGCACCAACGCACCATCTTTGATAACGCGCATGTACTGGTGTCCGAACTCCAGAGCATAAGTCTGAACCGTCGAGAACTGGAACGGGATCAGGCGGCATTTCCGATTTGGGTATTTGGCGGCACCGACAAAACGCGTACCAGGTCGATTCTCAACGCCGCCATACTGCCGCACGATAAAGTTATCGCACTTGCGCAATGCCACCTGGTACTTCGCCATGTCGATACGCCCGTACAACGACGGTCCAATCTCACCACCAGCAAAGCTTGGCTGGATCCAACTGATAGCCATCAGGACAACCTCGCAATGGTAAACTCGTCAACCGGTGGCTGTGGTTCCTGTGATTCATTCTGGCTATGCGAGCCAGCACTAAGAATCACGCGATTGTACATATTGAGGGCAAACGTACCGAGGTCTGCATTCCCAGTCAGCGCCATGTTAATAGCTGCCGCAAGACGCCAGGCCAACGCCTCCATAAAAATGGCATCAAACATGTTCACATCTGTAACGCGAGAGACATACTTGAGCCATGCCTGAGGCTGGTCTGTGTAGATCAACTTTCCTGTTCCGTTGGTGTCTGCACCAACTTCGTGCTGAACGCGCATTGCTGCTGTTGGATTGCGTACACCAGGAAGCATAATTTCAGTAATGCGCAGACAATCGGACGGGTACTGGTACGCATATTCCCAGTCAGGCGGTGGATTGCTCGTATCTGCAAGCGCCACGCGTTTGGTAGCAAAGTTCCAGTCAAAATCAGAAAGCACAGCATCACGGCAGGCCTCAAAGTGCAGCGAACATTCCCCCGCTTCCTTGCTGGCTTCCGTCAGGCTGTTAATGCTGCGGCTGTTGCCAATATTGGACAGCGCACGATTGCAGATCTCTACCACAGAGGCCATTACTCACCCCCATTGCCGTACAGGGTTTCAGCCGCTGATTTTTCTACATCCCCGGAAACAGGAGCGATCGCCATATCAGTGATCTGCAGATCGGCGATGCGATTAACACCATCGTCAGTTTCTCTGGCAGACAGGCCTCGAATAACAGCCTTTGCAGTTATCATCACTTCTGCTCCGACGCCCTGAGGTTGCGCCTTCAGCTTATTCAATGTGTCGTTATTAAGAGTGATGCACAGCCCCCACGGGTATTCATCGCGAGTTCTGGTTTCTCCGCTCTCATCCTGGTAGCTGTCAGTGCCGGTTTTGAGGTTTACGAGTTCCATATACACTCCTGTAATAAAGGGGCCGAAGCCCCTTGTCGGATTCGCGAGGCTTACACGCCCAGTTCTTTACGCTTATCTGCGATCTTCTCGCGGAGCGTTTCGGCTTTAGCGTTATGGTGTGGCTTCTCGTTAAAGAGCAATTCGTACTCTTCACGGAGCTTATCCAGTTCACCATCATCTGACACATCGTTGATGATTTTGGTGCTGGTTGCTGCCATTGACACCTTTCCTGCAACTTTTGCCTGTCTGGCTGCATCGTTAACAGGTTCCAGTGCGCTACCAGGCTCACCTTCGTATTCGATTTCTGCCCCCTCCGGCCACAGTGTGTTATGGATATGAGAGAGGCGCAGAACGCGGTATCTTGGTTTCTCACCTGACATCGATATCACCTTAACCAGTTACTTTTGAGCGGATCGGATACGGCGTATTGGCATCAACATCAAGACTGATACCAGCAGTGAATTCGCCAGCCGTTAGTGGGCCAGTTGCGACGGAGTAGTTAACACGCAGATATCGCTGAACACCGGCAGGCACCTTTGCAGAAACAACTCGTTTACCTGCTGTCAGGGCGGTCTTTGCCAGTGCACCACTATCATAAATAGTGGTCCATGAGCTGTTATCCTCACTCGTCTGCAACTGGATGTTTACAGTTGCATCACCGCTTGCTGCGGCGGCTGTGTTAACCAGCGCCCAAAACTCAAGCGGGTAACCCACGCCGATATCACGACGTTTTCCGTCAATTGGACCGAGATCGATTACGTCAGTAGAAGCCGCGGTATTCGTAACCGCCTGAGCTTCGGAGAACATCAACAGTTTGTCGGTGATCATCTTCTTTCTCCATTAGTGGGTCTGTTACGACCCACAGGTTAATAACAGGCGTTACACCACGCGGGCTTCTGTTTCCAGAAGCGCATCAGTTTCACGGATTGGTACACCACGGAATGACGTCCACCACTCGCCTTCTGTCTCTTTTACGCTGATCGCCAGAGATGTTTTCTCCAGAGATTGCAGATCAAGAGCCTGGCCTACAGTGCGGTTCATGTAGAACACCGGGCGACCCATGCCACGGTTTGGAATGCGATGCAGTGCTTTAACCATCAACTTCGCAATATTTGCGGCAGAGGAAGGTTCTGAAAGATTGCTGACATCGATGTTTGCAATGCGAACAACATAACGCCAGTCACGCAGAGCAAGTCCGTTATCCCATTTGTAATGGGTGCGATAGCCTTCGTACTTGCCGCCATTAGCATCTTCCAGTGTCACCTGGCCTTTATCTTCCATCTGGATGCCAGCCTTCTGCCCTTTCGGGAAGATGCCATGCACGGTGTTTTCGCCCCACACCACTAACCAGATTGAGGTGTTATCTGTACCCGTGCCACCAGCATCAATGATGTTCTGAGCATTACCCGCAGACAGGCTGGAATAGCGGGAGGAAAGTCCCATAAACTGCTGAGGGTTAACGCTGGAATCACCATAAAACAGCGTCTGCGCCATCTGCTGATTCATCGCTTCAATAAATGCGCGGTCTTCAGACAGGCGGAATTCGGCGGTATTGCCGTTCAGATCAGCCAGTGACTTATCGACTTCAGCATAGGTTTCCAGCATGCCCACGGAATCGGTTACCTGCACTGTGGTTGATTTGCTTGGCTGTACGCCATAGTTCAGCAAACGCCAGGTAGCTGAAGGTAAACCAGAACGAATGGTGGTTCGGTGTCCGGTAGGAAGGTTCCCTTCGACAAAAGGCATATCCTGAAGGATCGGGTTAGTTTGACCGAGAAGCTCGATAATCTTATCGACTTTCCCGTTTGGATCGACGCGCTTACCCCAGTCAGCCAGCGTTAGCGCAGTTAAGCCTTTAACAGCCATTGTTATTTCCTCTCTTATTTGCCATAGAGCACTTCGGCCGCACTACGCTGGCCTTCATTACCACCGGTGACCATGCCATCTTCAGACATCGCCTTTCCGATTTTCACGAACGTTTTGACCAGATCAGGGTGATTACCCAGTCCGGTGGTGTTCAGATATTCTTTGAGCTCGGGTGTCCCGAACTGGTCAAGCGCACGCTGTGCGGCGCTAAGGTTAGAAATCAACTTGTCGCCACCGATTTCTTTGTCAGCTTTTACATCCGCAGCCCACTGCTCTGTTGTTTTCTGCCAGGCTTCTGCCTGGCGCTGCTGAACACCTGCCAGAATCTTCGGATAAGCATCAACCAGCTTTTGCGCTTGTTCGTTGGTCAGGTTAAGTTCTCGCGCCACCGGCTCGAATTCCTTCAACGCTTCTGTATCCAGCTCTACGCCTTCGGCAGCCTGAAACTCGTACTTCTCAGGCGCCCCCTCTGGTTTATCGCCGTCCTTTTTTTCATCCTGCTTATCGTTTTCAGGCTTTTTGTCATCAGCAGGTTTATCGCCATCAGCAACAGGTTGTGGCTTATCACCTTCCTGTTGTGATGGATCACCAACTGGAGCAGGGTTATCACCTGCAGGCGCTGACGGTTCTGACGCAGCCGGAGCTGCTCCACCATCGACTGGTTGCTCATTGCAAAGACAGCGATACAGCAAACGCTCAAATAAATTCATGATCACTCCTGTTCACTGGCCTCTTTGGCCATCTTCAAATACTGTTCAGGGCAATGCGACATAACGCGCTGAAACAGTTCCAGCGCCAGATTGCGTTGCCCCTCATTAAATGCCATTGCCATAGCGTCCATCGGTGAGATAGCGGAAAACACACGGCCTTTCTCCAGCACCGACCAGACAACGCGACGCCCCTGTTCACTGCTCATGACAAAGCGAATGTCATCAATTTCACGCTGCGCCATGTCACGTTGCTTACGGGCGTTTTCTTCTTTCAGTTGATCGTCTTCGTAATCTGTCATTGTGATTGCCCACCCTGACCACTAACTGCATTCGCCATAGCTGACAAAACACTCGGATCCGAAGTTTTAGCTTCGCTTAGCGTCTTGGCACCCTGTGCCGCCGCCATCCCCATCGCCATCATTTGTTGCTGCTGTTGCTGCTGTGCCCGTTGCTGGCGAGCCTGCTCAACCTGTTCCTGCGGAACAATGACGGTTGGAGACACTCCAGACATATCAGCGAATGCATCGATCGCCTGATCAACGTTGAGTTTGTCGAGAGCTTCTGGTTTCGCTTGCGCAAGTTGACCAATGAAGTTAACCGTGGACGCCAGACTGGACAGGCCGATAGACTTCTGCGCCTGAGCCATGACGGAAATGTATTCGACCTTCAGGGGCATGCCTTCCATCGCGTCAGGCGGTGGCGGCAACATGTTTTTACGCACCATCATCGAGAAAGCGCGGTCAATGAGAGGATTAAGACATTCGTCGTTCAGACGCTCCAGAACCGGCCCCAACATCAGAAGTTTTTCTTCTTTCATTTCGATCACCGCTTCAACAGGCATCGAGCGGGTATTGATGTTCTGCAACATCATGAACAGATCGACAAAGTAGGCGCTGTTAATGATTTGACGAGTGTCCTGAATATCTGCCACCAAATCTGCTGTACTGGGGTTAACCAGATAAGCAGGCCTGAAGCCATCCTGACCAGTAATCTGATCGATATACGTGATGTCGCCAGGAAGAAGGGAGGCGCGCTGATTCTTGAGGGAAGTCGGAGCAACCATCGGCGGATTGGTGGCTTTATCAATCAACTGCGACTTGCGCTTCTGGAGAAGCTGCAATGCCTTAACAGGTCCAAGCGCCAGCATACCCGGGCATGATGATCCATAAACATCTTCGCCGTTAACTTCCCAGCGCGGAGCCATAATTGGAAACTCATCGAATCCGGACTCACGCAACAACTTGTCGTTATCGCCACCAACCTCGTAATAAACCGATTTGAATGGCTTGTTCTTGCTATCCAGCTTCGATGTATCGCGGTCAATGTTCGGGTAAACCGAATGCATCACTTCGATCCACTTCTCGTAGGTGCCGCTTTCCCACATGCTTTTTACGGATTCGCTGACGTTATTTAGCCCGAACTCCTGAACAAGCTGACGAACAGTCATAGAGAACTTGCGAAAACAGGTGTCCACACTTCCACGAGGTGAGTTAGCCAGGTAGTAACTGCCTATCGGGAATGGCATTGTGCGAATAATGTCCTCGTCATCTTCCAGCACTGCCATTGCACCAGTGCTGTATGTGCCGAGGCTTCCGTATAACTGCGGCAGCGACTGATAGAGATTCGACTTATTGAACATATCGTTCATGCGGTTCTGCACCGCCTCAAGCCACAACTTAACAGGGCCATAATCCATCATTTCAGGATCTGGCGTAGCCAGGCGAAACCACGGACGCGCGGGGCTTGTGATGCCTGACATCATGCCGCTGGCGAGAGTGCGCGCTGCCATAGTCCCGGTCGAATCAATAATTCGTGTATTGCGTCGATCGTTACGGTTGACCTCAGAAGTCAGAAAGCGGGAACCACGCGGGTTGATGTAATCACTCAACTCGCGCCAGTGCGGCTCGAACGACTGACGCTCGCTTTCAAGTTGTGCGAACTGTTTGTTCAATCGCTCTTTAGTTGTTTCCGCCATTTCAATGACTCCGGTTACTGACCAAGCAGCGTTTTACCGCTGGTATTAGCGGTTGATGTGTCACCCTGAGAACCGGTAAGCAGCGTAGAACTACGACCAGCAGCAGCGCGACGGCGACGAGTTTCTTCGTCGCGGGCATCAACAACGGCGGCATCCTGCTCCTGTGGTGCTGCCTGAACTTCTGGTGTTGCAGGCACTGACGGTGAGCTACCCATGCACATATCAATGACTCCGTACGCAATTAAATTATTACCAATTTAACCACATATGATTTATTTATCGTAGATAGCTGACATTTAACGCACGAATTATTACCTTTCAGGTAACCAAAGAGTTCATTCCGGTTATTAACCTGACTGGCTTGTCGTTAAATTGAACAGGTGGAGTGAGCTTTTATTTTGAGCAGTACGGCGTATGGCACATGCGCCGATAGCGGTCTGGATACGTTTAAGGGGCACCCTCCCTTGCTCGGGCAAACGAACCAGGTAGCCGGAATGTGCAAGTCGAGCGGTTTTATTCCGCGCACGGGGATTCACCATCCCGGCGATTCGGTGTGACGCCTCGGAAGAGACGAGGGTACAACGATGAGAGCATTTATGGAGCCGCGACAAAGTGTGGCGCCTTAACAGGCTAAGTGCTCTCAGCGTTGTGGCATTAGCTCAGTTGGACAGAGCAACCGCCTTCTAAGCGGTTGGTCGCAGGTTCGAATCCTGCATGCCACGCCAGAATCACGCCTAAGGACCGTGATGCCAGAAGTTCCAGAGGCTTGGCGGTGATGGTTTCCCTTGAAGGACTACCACCGCCCTTTTTACAGCAGGACGCCATTGCGATGACTTCATGCTGTAAACCAGTACAGCCACGGAAGGCATAACTCATTGCTTCCAGTTCGCCTGGTTCGCCGGGCATTTTTTTTAAGGTGAGATTATGAACGACCAGCAAATCGAAAAAGAAATCGTTGAGAAAGGCAAAACGGCACCGCGCGTTACGCCAGACCATATCGAAGGCATTATTGCTCAGGAGGCATATTTCACAGCAGAAGATGGTGCCTTTGGCAAAGCCATAAAAGCGAAACATACTGGCGGAGAGGTAAACTACCAGCCGCACGAATCACTTTCTCTGCTGACGTTCTGCGTCCTGGTGCTGCGCAACGGCTTCACCGTCACCGGAGAGAGCGCCTGTGCAAGCCCGGAAAACTTTGATGCAGAAATTGGTCGGAAGATTGCCCGGCAGAATGCTGTAAACAAAATCTGGATGCTCGAAGGTTACTTGCTGAAGCAGAAGCTAAGCGAGCAATAACACCGTGACATGTCACAAACAGCCAGCCGATGAGCTGGCTTTGTTTTATCCTCATCAGAGGATATCAACGACATTATCCCAACCAGCGGATTAAGCATAGGGATCGTAATCTGTGATGGCCTTGCCTTGCTGGTTCTGCTGCCCGGGAATTCGCAGACGCTTAGACACAGGGAACGCAAACGTCAGCAGTAGCGCATCGCCTTTACCCGGCGAACGCCCAAGCCGCTCCTTGATATCTTCCTTCGGTTCGATAACGATTTTACCATCCACTCGAACTTTGTACTCTGCCGCCGACAGGTCGTCTGCTGTTTCCTGGTCATCCAGCATGCCGCCCAGCCTCAGCCATGTCTTGCATGAATTGAACATCTCCCCACGCTTGTTGAGCATCTGCGGGTCAGTAGACGCGCCACCGAACGGAACAAGTTGCCATGTACGACCCCATCCGTCACCGATTGACTTCAGACCGGTTCCGTAACCGAAGTCGATGAACACCGCGTCAGCCTGATACTGGTCTTCAAAGTCAGCGATACGCTTCGCCATAATCAGATCGTCGGTAGTCTTGTTGCCAGTCCACAGCACCTTACTGTGTAGCCCCTGCCGCAGGTATATCACCGCGTCATCAACGCCTGAATATGCCGGGTCAACACCGATTATCACCGGAGCATGCGCCACCTGCGCAGCGGTTACCACCCGTTTCATTGCCTCATCAGTAAGACCGGTAGGGATAAACTGCAATTCAGATGCATCAGGGAATATGCCGCGCACACGGATTTTAACGAAGTCGCTGTCTTCCCCGTAGTCATCAACCCATTTCTGCAACTGCTGTTTGTTAGTGCCTTCCACCGTTCGGCTGTCAATCTGCGCAGTTTTCCAGCGGTGTTTATATTTGCGGAAACATTCGCGGAAACGTCCGGTGTTACGTGTAGGGTTTCCGAACGCCACCCAGATAATCTCAGTGTCTTCGTCCGTAAGCGCACCCTCAGCAACTTCCCACACCAGATCCGCAATGTTCGACGCTTCATCGAATACCACGATGATGCGTTTTCGCTCGTTGTGTAGTCCGGCGAATGCCTCAGTGTTGTGCTCAGACCAGGGGATTGCGTCAGCTCGCCACCGCTTGTCGTGCCCAGGGTCATTGCTGTACATCGCGGTAGCGGTACAGGTAAACCACTCTTTCGTGATAGCAAGGTTCGACCACTTGATAATTTCCGGCCAGGTCTTCGTTCGTAGCTGGTTGTCGGTGTTGGCGGTCACCACGACCTTACAATCCTCGCAAGTGGACATGCCCCAGTTGATCAGCATTGAGATGAATGCGGATTTACCAATACCGTGACCAGAAGCGCGTGCCAGCATAAGCGGCTGATAGCGCGTCTCTGGATTCTGCAGGTGATCACGTATCTCTCGGAACGCATCGGCCTGCCACTGACGTGGACCGGTGGCATGTGCCAGTTCAGTACCCTCTTCCCCCCACGGGAACGCATAGAGGGCATAGCCAAGCGGATCGTGAGTGAACCCTGCAATATCCTCGATTAACTGCTCTTCAGGAGATAACGCTGTATCTGTCACTGATTGCCATCCTGACGTTCTTTCAGTCTCTTCCTGGCTGCTGCTATGCGATCAGCAATTGTCACATTCACATTAACATCCAGACGTTCTTTGAACGCGTTGACATCAACATGCTTACCAATCAGCTCAAGGTTCTTCACCTTGTCAGGCCATTTAATTTTTTTGAGGATTGTCTCTATCGAATCCTCGTTCATGTTCATGATGGTCGATGACAGATCAAAGCCACTAAGCGTAGTGCGCCAGATTTTCGGCCACTCACGGATTGGTTTAAGGCTCCCATCGTCGTTGAGGATGTCGATCACGTCCATCTGGTCGATCTCCACCAGGCGCATGAGAACGTAATCAGCACTGACGCGCATTCGTTTGTTGCGCTCCTCCATCAACTCGGCAATCCGTTTTTGAATGCGTTCATCGCGCATCATGACACTGGCTTTAACTGCCGCTGTATTTGGGGAGAATCCTGCGTTAATCGCTGCCTGAGTCTGGTTTTCAGGCGTTTTGATGTATGACTGGCAATAAGCCTCCTGCATTGCTGTTAGTGGCTTAAATTGCGTTGATTTGCGTTTATAGGTTTTAGGTTCAGCAGACATCATAACCACCGTGGTAATAGTTACCGTTGTGGTAATAGTACCATGCAAAATAAAGCCGCCATAGTTGGCGGCAGTATTCAAAACCCGTCAAATTCATCATGCATAATCTACTCGTGACATGTCACACTATTAATTTCGTTTCATGCCAGCCTTTAGTCACCCAGCATTGTGAGTCACCATTACACGGACATGAATTAACTGGAACTCTCTCGCCGCACTTACCGCAACGTTTTCTACTGATCGATTTTATACGCCCGCGCACGCGTGCATCATCCTGGCGGATCAGTAACGCTATATACTCACCAAATTCGTAAGGCGCACGCCCTGGGCGACGCGCGGCACAGTTACGCTCCAGCATTTCAATTTCCTGAGCATCAAGCACAATTTCCAGCTTACGCACACCAGATGCAGCTTGTCTGGCTCTCTGAGCGGCTTTGCGCTCTGCTGCTGATTTAGCCATTCTGATTTTCCTGCATCATGAGAAATACAATCATGGCGGCTCGGAGTGGATTATTCGCATGAAAGCAAATGTTCTCGGCATTAAAAACAGCTGACCACTCACCGCGAGATTGGTGGCAGGTTAGACTGATTTTATTATCAACAATAATAGGCCATGCATCCGATGGATTATTGCAGTAGTCAGGTAAAGGGTTTAATGGCTCAAAAGTTGTATCAGTATTTCCGTAATACCATTTGTTGGTGTTATTCCCTGATGTTTCCGGTTTACACGCCCAAAGGCCTTTAAAAATTATGTCTCCTACCATTCTGTTAATTTCAAAATCACTTAACTGTGAATAGTCCATCATTTTGCCTCCTGCGGCGGCTCCGGTAGCGGCATCCAGTGAGTTATTTCATGGGCAAGGATATCTGAGCTAAGTTCCGTCCAACTATTCCAATACCCAGATTCATCCCACCATTTAACCTCGACATGCTCGCCGTCGGTCACTAACACATCAGCATACCCTTTCGGCATTCGATCACTACAGCTTATCCAACCACCCGGAGTTACCGGAGAGTTGCCCGATGGCTCGTTCAACTTGCAAGTTTGGCTTACAGGTTCGGCTTCCAGTTCTGCTATGCGCTTCTCTGCGGCTTCCAGCGATCTTCCCAGCTCGCCATTCTTCTTTTCCAGCGATTCAATTCGGTAAGCCTGCTGGTTGATATGGTTGTCCTGTGCGGACCATGCTTTGTCTTTGGCTTCCAGTTCATCCAGTAGAGCCAGCACAACCTGAGGTGTGACTTTCATACGAAATGCCAGCAATTTTTGAGGCGTTGCTACTGTTTCAATTGCTACTGCTGCCTCACGCAGTACCTGATAGTCAATCTTGCTCACTGGTTGCCTCCTGTTTTTCTGCCTTCAACACCATGCGAGAACCATCATCCAGCTCCCACGCGATCTCACCACCTTCAGCCATGACCAGTCGCCACACCAATTGAGCAGCCTCATTGGTAACATCACGACCTGGATCATTGCCAACGCGCATACGTCCACCTTCAACATCGCGCATTTTTGCCAGCATGATAGTTTTTGATAGCGGTGAAAAACCAAGCTGTAGTCGTGCTGAATTACTCACTGGTTGCCTCCTTTGCGAAGCTGGTCGGCGAAATGTTCCAGTGCCATCACAGGTACGCCAATGTGACCTGTGCTTTGGAATTTGTTAATCAGGTGTTCGATGGCTGCATCCACCCCCTGCGCCCGTACTTCAGCCAGAAAAGCATCGGTGGCTGGGGTTTTGATTTCGTTAAGCGCATCACTGAATCCACCACGCTCCATACCTAGCTCTGCTTCGTAATCGGCATCGAATGCAGCGTCTTTGCAGAACTTCTTCAGCTTTGCATTCTCCGCCGCCAGCGCATTAGCACGCACCAGTTGCACTTCCAGTTGCGTTGCCAAATCGCTGATCAGCTTTGCCACACTACGCATATCAACGGCACCACATTCTGCTTTCAGTTCCGAAGCCATCTCATGCCCGGCGGCAACTAACCCTTTGATATTACTTTCCATCTTTACCCTCGCTTATCCACATAACTTATTGATTACATTGATAACTAAAAAGATCGTCGATTCAGAACTCTTCGATGTTCCAGCCACCACCTGCTTTCTTTGGCTTAACCGTTACCCCGATGATTCGGAACGGATACTGATCTGCGGCGACTTTGGTTTTCACCCTGGCGTCGTCGGTCCAGAAACCTTTCACTTCGTGCAGTTCCATCTCTCCGGTGGCGAGCATCACAGCGAAATCTGGCGTATAGAACGTGTTGTCAGCTAACCGCAGCTTGATACCCTCGAATCGATACCAGGCGATTTCCCCTGCACGTTTACGCAGCTCAAGGTGCTGGCAATACGCAGATTCTGTTTTGTTCATCTGGCCTGTTTTGAGTCGACCAAGAGCCTGTATCTGTTTTCTCATGATTTACCTCTAAGGTAATTAAAAACCACATAAGACACGAAATCAATAGAGTTTAGAATATTTTGTTACCTCATAGGTAATTGTTGAGGCGTAAAAAAATGCGCTATCGCGCTGGTATTACTTGATAAATCCTGCCGCCTTTCCCCGCCTGTATTCCTCCATCAGCCACTGCGCCGGTGTTATTCCCCCAAGGGTGGCGGCGTTAGGCATGCACCCGAAACTTCGCCCCGGTGGATGGTAAACGTCTCTCCCTGTGTCCGGAGGTGTACTCATGGGCTCTGACTTTGCCTGTATGCTGATCACCGGATCGGGTATCTGCTGTCCGGAAGCCACCTTTTTCGCCCAATCATCGAGCAGCCGGCGCGCGTGTTTCTCAACCTCAATCTCGCTAAGCTGGCGCTGATACATTGCACGGCGGGTATCACATACGACCCAGTACATAACCGGATGCCGCCACGGGAATCTTTCGGGACCACCAGGATATAAACTTTTTTCCTTGCTGTACCGGTGAAACTCCGCCATCACATCGTCAATGGTGACGCCAAGAACCATCTTGCTGTCTTTGCACCACTTGATAAATTGCCCTGGCGACGGCCAGAACGGAGATTCACTGGCGCGGGCGTGGCGCATACCAGCAGAAACCTGTTCACGGGTTCGGATCCCCCCTTCGGCAAACGCAGCAATCCACTGCTGTTTTGCAGCAACTTCCTGCTCTGGCGTCTTCAGGTTGGTTACCACTGCCGCCGGAAACAGTTGTTTCAGCTGTTTGAAAAGGGCATCAACAAGCCTCTCTGCTGACATGTTCACCACATTGTCATTGTTGACGTACTGATGCTCATAACCTGACATGCGAGAAAGGGCTTCTCCGTCACGGTTTTGTATCGCGGTAAAAACGTTGTTCACAAGAAATCCTCCCACGCTTCAGGGCTGTTCCAGTGCGGAACGTTGTTATCAGGTAATGTTGATTGCTTCTGTCTGCTAATCTGCAGCCGCCTTGCCAGCTTCTGCTCCCACTGTGCCTGATGGTATGCCTTACCCTCAGCCATCCAGTAAATTCTGAACTCTGCAAGTTCCTGTGCCGTTGGCAGACTGTCCAGGTAGATCCCCTGCAATGAGCTTTTCCGAAGAAAGTCATCTGATGGCTGCCATTGTTCATGCATGACAAATTTGCCTAATTGCCCTGGCCCACCTGGAGGAACAAAGTTATTCATCACAGCGTTGTTTGCGCCGGGGTCATGAGGCACAGAATCCCCGGTTTTTGTCCTGCTCTCCCTCTCTTGGTTAAATGACTGGTTATATGACTGGTTCTGGATCCCGTTTTTGGGATCATTCAACATCCCGTTTTTGGGATCATTCAACATCCCGTTTTTGGGTATATTCCCGTTTTCGGTAACATTACCGTTTTTGGGTTCATTACCCCCTTCCCGGTTGCCTTTAATGTTCCCGTTTTTGGTTATATTAAGAGAGAAAACCCGCACTCTTTTCGTCGCTCCCTTTCTCTCTCCGGTATCTGAAATAAGCCCCATTTTCATGAGCGATATAAGTCCGGCCTGCACGGTTTTTTTATTCAGGCAAGTGTCTTTAACTAGGCGTTCTATGCTGGGGTAGCAGAGGTTATATTCATCGGCTCTGTCAGCCATCGAGAGCAGTATGAGCTTTAATGATGAGCTGCCTGGATCTGTCTCCCAGGCCCAATCTGTTGCATGTCTGCTCATGATTAATCTCCGCTATCAGCTTGAGTGTTGTGGGGAGGAATTAATCATGATCTGCTTAATCTCTGCCCTGATGCGACGGTTTGATTCCATGGTGCACTCAACACAGTGTCCGTTGTAAACCCAGCGTTCACTGTCATGTCCGTGCTTACATTGTTTTCCGGTGTAATAGCGTTTAAGTCCGCGCTTTGCGGCATCAATACGTGTAATGATTTCCATGGTAAGCCCTGTTATTAGTATTGGGATTACGGTCATTTTGTGCTGACACAAAAAAAAGATCAACCACATTTGGTTTTTTATTACCTTTGAGGTGCGAATAGATATGAAAAGACCGCCGGATGGCGGTCTACAGAGGGTTGTGGCTGGATATCATGAGTAGAAGAAGTATGCCAGTTCTGCTTTTGAGCGCAGCCATTGTCTTGTTTTACAGGCTTTAAAAAGCCCATTCATCAATACCTTACCTGGCATTTTGCGCTTACCTGTTAAGTGAGTCTGGATATAGTGACTCGTCGTTCCGGCTTCCTGTGCGAAGGCTTCACGCTCATCCGGAGTAAGTGCAAGCCAGTGCTTTTTGAAATCGAAATGTCCGTTATCGCTCATAGCTATTGCCTGATATTTATTTCAGATAATAAATATTCACCCATAAGGTAACAAAAATCAAGGATAGTTACCTATGGGGTGCATTTACCTGTTGGGTAATATTGCTTTAAATTGAATCATCTACTGATTCATATATGAGGCGATTTTCCAGAAAATGAAAAGTATCCAGGACGTCCGCAGGCAAAATCTCAACGACTTGATCGACCGTGAATTCAATGGTGTTCAGACGCGGATGGCAGAAAAACTTGGAACTCAGGCAAATCTGGTAAACCGCTGGGCTCTTGGCAAGAAGGTTATCGGCGACCAGGTTGCGCGAAAAATTGAAGCTGCCGCCAATAAACCCCGTAACTGGCTTGATATCGATCGCTCGCTTTCTCAGGAAGGTTTTCAGCCTGTCGGCCCAAGCGACATTGGTCAGCTGGCGGCTCACAACCTGGAACGCTGGATGAGCGAAAGCCGCGACCTTTCAACACAGGGAAAACTTCACCGCGCATCCGGCGTCGCCCAGGTGACAATCAGCCGCCTGTTAAACAATGAGGTCAGCGTTTCCATTTCCACCCTGGAGAATGTTGCATCCGCATTCGGGCGTCACGGCTATGAATTACTGATTCACCCGCACGACCCTGCGACTATCAACTATGACCGCTCGCGCTACGCATTGTTACCCGAAACAGAGAAGGCAAAGATCGAAAGTTACATTGAATTTGTCATCAGCCAGAACGAAAAAAACAAACAATAAAATCATATTTTTCAGTAAGTAAGCCGCCTCATGGCGGCTTTTTTATTGCCAGCAGGATTACCTTATGGGTAATTTTTTTAACTCATATCTATTGACATCAAACCAGATACGCATAATCATTACCTCAACGGTAACAGACCGAGGTAACAAATTATGCAGTGGAAAATCATCAACGGTTGGTACTGCGTTACTGCATGCGGATTCATGAGCTGGAAGTTCCGCACCTTACAGGAAGGCATTAAGTGGGCTTTCGTCAGCAAAGAAGCTCGCGATGTGGCAAACGATAACGAGATATGGGAGTAGGTTAGCAAATGAGTGAATTATCAATCATCGAAATCACACCAGACATGGCACCAAGAATTTACGTTGAAAAAGGGCTGGAAAAGTTTCTCGAGCAGATCCGTGAAGGTGTTAATGAAGTGCCTGACATTAGCACAGACAAAGGCAGAAAGCGCATTGCATCTCTGGCTGCGAAGGTTTCAAGAAGTAAAACAGCGGTAGAAAAACCAGGACGTGATTATCTGAAACGCCTGAAAGAACAGCCGAAAGTAGTTGAAGCAGAGTTACGACGCTTCGTAACCGAATGCGATCGGCTTCGTGATGAAGTACGCCGCCCACTCACCGAGTGGGAAAATGCTGAGAAATTACGCACTGAAGCACTGCAACAACGCCTGACAAATTTGCGAGCACTAGCTGACGTGATCGATCTCTCCGGAAACTACTTGCCATCATCTGATATTCAGGAACGAATTCAAGAGGCTAAATCAGTAGCACTTGATGAAAGTTGGCAGGAGTACGCAGCAGAAGCTGGAGTAGCCAAGGATTCAACCATCCAGAAACTGGAAGAATCACTCGCAGTAGCTCAAAAACGCGAGCATGAAGCCGCTGAGCTGGAGCGACTTCGCAAAGAAGCGGAGGAAAAAGCGCGCATTGAGCGAGAAGAGAATATCCGCCGGGAAGCTGCTGAACAGGCCAGGCTCGAAGCTGAACAAAAAGCGAAAGCTGAAATTGAGGCTGCGGCACGCCTGGCGGTGGAAGAAAAAGCACGTGCTGAAGTAGCAGAACGTCAGCGAATTGAAGCAGAGCAGCGTGCACGACGCGAAAAAGAAGAAGCCGTTGCCGAGGAACGCCGACGCCAAGAGGCGGCAGAAAAAGCCCGCCTTGACGAACAGAAGCGTATCGCCGACGAAGAAGCGCGCCGAGCTGCAGATAAAGAGCATCGCCGTACCGTTAACCGCAGAGTAATCGCAGATCTGATAGCCCAAGGCATTCCCGAAGAATTCGCGCAGAAAGTAATGTTGGCTATCGCTGGCGGCAAAGTGCAGGACGCGTATATCAAATATTGAGGTGGGTATGAACGTTAATCAGCAGAAAAATCTTCAAAAAATCATGCTGGCATTCGACAAGGACTACCGCCTGTCAGAACAGCTATATGACCGACAAGTTGAACTGATTGAGAGTATCCGGCTTCATCAACTGGCATCAACTTTCGACGTTGTAACAGTTAAAGGCGTTCGCCAGGAAGTACTAGAGGCCGCTAAAGACAGCCCTGAGTTCGAAGAACTAATGGATGCCTACCGGCGCGAGGCAATGGCAATTATCGCCCGCTGGGATCTGGCTGATCAGATTGATGGGCAGAGGGACGCGGCATGAATCCGGGAATTTATTTCGATATCAGCAACGAGGACTACCACGCCGGTGACGGCGTGAGTAAGTCGCAGCTAGATATGGTGGCTAAGAACCCTGCCCTTCTGAAATGGGTGAAGGCTGCTCCGGAAGACGAAGAGAAGAAGTCTGCACTGGACATGGGTACTGCTCTGCACTGTCTGCTTCTGGAACCTGGAGAGTTTGACAAACGCTTCATCGTTTCACCGAAATTCGATCGTCGGACAAAACAAGGTAAAGCTGACGAAGAGGCATTTATTCGTGATGTAGCGGATATGGGGATTTCGGTACTTGATGCAGAGCAGTGGCGAAAACTGGAGCTGATGCGTGCTAGCGCAATGGCTCACCCGGCGGCACGCTGGATGTTGGAAGCACCTGGTTACTGCGAAGCATCAATGTACTGGAACGATGAAGATACGGGTGAGTTGTGCCGAATTCGTCCAGACAAATGGCTGAACGAGCACAACGTGATCGTCGACGTGAAAAAGGTTGCAGATATGGACCGTTTTGCACGCCACATCGAGGAATTCCGCTACCACGTGCAGGACGCAATGTACCGCGAAGGCGCAATGAGGGTTACTGGTCAGCCGCATGGTTTTTTCTTTCTTGCCGTGAGCGAAAGCATTGATTGTGGTCGGTATCCGGTACGCGTGTTCGAGCTGGATGCGCCGGATGTCGATGCCGGGCACGCTCTGTTCCACCGGGATCTGAATACCTATCACGAATGCCGCATCAACGATGAGTGGGGCGGAGTGGAAATTATTAAACGCCCTGACTGGGCACGTAAACAGGATATGTACGTATGAGCAATGATATCGCAATCACATCACAACCAGGCGCAACTGTAGGTACTGCTGCGGCAATCTTCAGCCCGGAGGGCATGAATCAACTGGTGCGTTTCGCGGAGTTGATGTCACAAAGCAAAGCGACTGTACCGAAACATCTTAAAGGCGAACCTGCCGATTGTCTGGCGGTGACCATGCAGGCGGCACAGTGGGGAATGAATCCTTTCGCCGTGGCGCAGAAAACGCATGTGGTAAACGGAACGTTAGGCTACGAAGCACAGTTGGTAAACGCGGTCGTATCCTCTTCCAGCCTGCTAGCGACACGCCTGAATTATCGCTGGAGCGGTGACTGGTCGAATGTTAACGGCAAAACAGATAAATCACCGAATCTGACGGTAACTGTGTCAGCAGTTCTTAAAGGAGAAGCAGAACCCCGTGAGCTTACCATCAGTATGGCGCAAGCCGGAGTGCGTAACTCTCCATTGTGGGAACAGGATCCGCGCCAGCAGCTTGCCTATCTTTGCACGAAACGATGGGCTCGCCTGCACGCTCCTGATGTACTTCTCGGTGTTTACACCCCTGACGAATTACAGGAAACGGCACCGCGCGTTGAGCGAGACATTACTCCGCAAACGACCACTGCTGCGGGAATGAACAGTCTGATCAACGCTAAACCAGCGAAAAAGCCTGATGAGCAAACGCGTAAAGCGGATAGCCGTGATCCAGAAGAAATGCTGATGGCCTTTACCAGCGCAGCGATGAATTACATCACTGTCTCCGAACTGGATAAGGCTTACAAATACATTGCACAAAAACTTTCAGATGATGACGAACTGCTGGCAAAAGCCACCGACGTTTACAGCGTTCGTCGGGAAGAATTAAACGAAACATCTATGTAACCACCACCGCGGCGCCACGCGCGCCGCACTGCAACCAAGAGAGGTATTTATGAAAGGTGCATTAGGTAAGAAGGAACTCCTGGCGGTGGTGCCACTGTCATGGAGCACTATCGACCGTATGGAGCGCGCAGGGGAATTTCCTAAACGCTGGTATATCACCGATAAACGCTGCGCATGGAACCGTGATGAAGTTGAGCGTTGGCTTGATGAACGTCAGGCAGCAAGCCCGGCAGAGTTCCAGGGTAAAAAGCCTCCTGTTCAGCAACGTGTATATCGTCCTGTGAGCAACGCTGCATGAGTGCGCTGCTAAGGCACTGGAGCAAATGGTCAGGATGGTACTTATTCCTGGCCTCTGTTTCAGCATGGCTTTATCTGCTGGCATTAATTTTCAGAGAGGGTTGGATTAAGTGAGAAAGTTAAGCCGACTTGAAAAATATCACATGAACAAGGTTTCAATGCGCAGCCATTCAAAGGTTGTTGCCGTTACTCCTGCGGCGATAGAGATCGAAAAACGCGCGATTGAAAGAGAGAAAAAAGGGCAGTTCCGCATTGCCGCCCACCTTTGGCTTCAGTGTATGGATGTTGCTTCTGGTGATGTTGAGCGTGCAAGGATCGCGGTTCGCAGGGACCAATGTATCACAAAAGGTAACGGCCTTCGCCGTGGCGACTATAGCGGCATAGGATGTTGTGGGGTGGTTTATGACTAAGAAATACACACTAATCTATGCAGATCCACCCTGGGTATACCGGGACAAAGCCGCAGATGGTAATCGCGGTGCCGGCTTTAAATATCCTGTTATGAGTGTGCTGGATATCTGCCGCCTTCCTGTGTGGGATTTGGCCGGTGAAAACTGTCTGTTGGCCATGTGGTGGGTGCCAACACAACCACTCGAAGCACTAAAAGTTGTTGAAGCCTGGGGATTCCGTCTGATGACCATGAAGGGCTTCACGTGGATAAAATGTGGTAGTCGACAACCAGATAAACTGGTTATGGGTATGGGGCACATGACTCGCGCCAATAGTGAAGATTGCCTGTTTGCAGTTAAGGGAAAACTACCTACGCGCATTAATGCAGGGATCGTTCAGTCATTTACCGCACCGCGGCTTGAGCATTCAAGAAAACCAGATGTCGTTCGTGAAAAACTTGTGCAATTGTTAGGCGATGTTTCTCGCATTGAACTGTTCGCCCGCCAGTCGTCTCATGGCTTCGATGTTTGGGGTAATCAGTGCGAAGACCCGGCAGTGCAACTACACCCTGGATACGCGTTGGATATTGGCGGATTAACAAATGCATTCAGCAATGCTCCGGTGTCACCAATAGACAACCAGGGGCGGGAGCGTGCAGCATGAACCTATATCAACGCATCAATGGCGCTGACTGGTGCAATATCTTCGTCGTCGGCGATCTGCATGGGTGCTACACGCTGCTGATGAACGAACTCGACAAAGTTTCATTCGACCCGGCGCGCGATTTACTTATTTCCGTTGGTGACCTTGTTGACCGCGGCGCTGAAAACGTCGAATGCCTGGATTTGATTACTATGCCGTGGTTCCGAGCTGTTCGTGGCAACCATGAGCAGATGATGCTGGATGCACTGGTCAACGGCGGAAGTTTCGGACATTGGATGTCAAACGGCGGTGGATGGTGGCACCAACTTGATTCTGAGCAGGATGTGCAACTCAAATACCTTCTGCCAAAGATTACCAACCTCCCGATGATTATCGAACTGGTTACCGGCAATAAGAAGGTCGTCATCTGTCACGCAGACTACCCGCACAACGAATACGCATTCGATAAGCCAGTACCAGAAGAAATGGTGATATGGAATCGTGAGCGGGTTAGCGACGCGCAGGACGGTATTGTCTCGGAGATAACCGGTGCCGATTTGTTCATCTTCGGTCATACGCCAGCACATCACCCACTGGTGTATGCAAACCAGATGTACATCGACACCGGCGCAGTGTTCTGCGGAAATCTGACGCTTACCAAAGTCCAGGAAGGATAGAATTATTTATTACTGTCTTCCATCCACTTCTCAAACTTCGACGGGGAGAACGGAATCAGATCCGTATGCTCCCCGTCAATCCAGGAATCAATCATATCGGCCCACTGCTGCAACATGTAGGCGCGCTGTCTTGCGTATTCCGCTTTGTTATATACGGCGCGCACACCTTTCTGCTCATGTGCCAGAGCCTTTTCAATCCAGTCTGAAGGATAACCAGCCTCATGCAACAACGTACTGGCTGTACGGCGCATATCGTGTACGGTGAAATCCTGAATATGCTCACCATCTTCATTTATTATTTTCACCGTTCTGTCGATCAGAGAGTTCAGCGCGGCATTAGATAATGGCTTCCGGAAATTGTAACGACCAGGAGCCAGATATTCACTTCCACCAGCGCACATCTGTAACCCGACCAATATATCCTGTGCCTGTTTAGGCAGGTAAATAACGTGCGCCCGGCTTCCCTTCATGCGGTCTGAAGGAATTGTCCATGTCCATTTTTTAAAATCTATTTCATCCCACGTTGCATTGGTGAACTCGCCTTTACGAACCATAGTGATAAGCACCAGCTTTAAAGCCATTTTCATAGTGCCCATAGCACCAATGGCATCCAGCGTGCGGAAGAACAGGCCAATTTCTTCTGGTGTCAGTGTTCGCTCTCGTGGTTTAAATATGGCGATAGACGAAGGTTTAATGTCAGCCGCAGGATTAAACAAACCATGACCACGGTCATTGGCGTGACGGTATACGCTGCTGATGATCTCCCTTGCCTGTACTGCTGTTGCCCGACCACCGCGTTCGACAATCCGGTCACACAAATCACGAACCATCGATGTGGTAATTTCAGTCATCATTTTGTTGCCAAGAACTGGAAGTATGTCACGGTCGATCACCGCCTGCTTCATTGCGCGGGTACTGTCAGCCAGGATGACGTGTTTCATATAACTGTCGGTATGTACCGCAAACGTCTCGGCACCACGAATCTTTTTGATACCGTCACGTTTAGCCGCAGCCGGTGACTGGCCTGCTTTAAGCAGCTTCTTTGCAGCAATCAGTTCTTCTCGCGCTTCTGCCAGGCTGATACCGTCACGCCCATACTGCCCGATTACCAGTGTTTCGCGGCGACCGTTGATACGGTAGTCATAGCGAAACGAGACCGTGCCTGACGTAAGCACAGCTACATACAGCCCGTCACGATCGGAGACCTTGTACAGTTTGTCCTGCGGCTTGAGGTTTTTTAATTTTGTATCGGTAAGCAC